GCAATGGAGAATAAGGATAGTATCATTTTAGTCATAGGTTCTCCCATTAGGAGTCCTCGCTTCGTGATAAATCCAGTGTAAGTTTCTCCTTGATATATTGTTTCACCCTTGGTGTAACCTTTCTCCTCGGAGTACTTTCTATAAACTTTAATGTTCCGTATCTGGCCTTTCTTAACAAAGGAACCAGGTTTCTCCAGTAATAGTCTGGCGGACGCATTAAGTTCTATTGCTCTGTCAAGATATTTTCTTTCGGGTCCGGTAATACCGACGCCATCAAGAAAACTCTTCATTGCAATTATACCCATGTCATGCTCAAGATAGTCTGTCGCTGCCGTCAGATCTGATGTTGAGATACATTGGGCTTCGGATTCATCCCATCTGTCACAATGACGGCCCCAGCTGGCCTCAAAGTTCCATGCATGGTCTGAACCCTTTAATCCTACACGACATCCAGGTATCCGTAACATGATATCCTTGATGAAGTGTGAGGCAGGGGAAAGGAATAGGTTCACCCAAATCAATGATTTGGTTGCAACTCTTGCTTTCACTCCGGGTTCGGAAATTGGAACGGCTTCGACAGGCAATGCCTTTCGATCTTTATTCCAATTCTCGAACTCTATGGATGCCCAAAGGAAAAGTAGTCGGCCGAATCGGCTATCTACTCCTGCTCTGGTTTCCATTAGCTTGATACCATCTTCGAATTTGATATAATCTTGTTCTCGGAATTCTGTATCTGGCAAAGGCTCTTCCAGGTATGCAATCTTCCATAATGGTAATTCCCTATGGTGAGACTTGCAAATCGTATTACCCAATGGGTCATACGTACCTGTAAGTTCGTCTTCCAATTGACTAATCTTCCTTTTAAGGTTGAATAGAGCAATATCGTAAGCATCATTCTTTGCAACCTTTTCAGGTAGTAGTTCTGCTAATTCAGGAAAATCCTGGAAAACCGGAATACTTGCAATATTATGTGCTTCGTCAAGATCCTGCAGAGGATAGTTCGGCAACCGGAATCCGGTTACTTTCTTCCAATCCTCGATGATCTTTTGATCTCTTTTGTAATCACCATGAGTGTAGTATGTTTGCCTAATAGACATATATACGTTATCCCCATTGGGGTCTCTTGTCATGATTACATCTGAGTTGTTAAGTACGATAGAGTTGACTTTTAATTTCACGCGCTTTAGCAGTGCTCGCGCTTTAGTTAAATTTTCACTTTCTTTCGTAGTTAGATCAAAGAAGTAGGATACAGGATGATTAATAAACGTCTTGTATTCTGTCCAAAGGAGGGCTAGTTTGCCCCCTTCTCTTCTTGTGAACTCGATACAGCCTGAG